CTTCCCATCCATGCGGATGGTGATGGCCATATTGCGATTAGCCATGACGGCGCGTGTTCACGTGTTCTAGCTGTTGTGGCCGCGAACCATGATTGCCTCGATCTCGGGCAGAAGATCGAGAAACAGATGATTGGCCGCGTCCATACTTTCGGCGAATGCGATCGCTGCCGCGAAGTCCAGTCCGTGTGCGAGACTGATCAGCTTCACCGTACCGTCCGCGCACGCAATCGCAACCGTGTTGCAGCGAAGCTGTCCGGAAAGATTCTCGATCGCTGCCCACGCGGCAATGCCGTCCGCCGTCTGCGGCCGGTTTACGACGTACGCGCATTCTTCGCAGCGCGACGGGCACGCTTTGCAATAGTCCTGGCCGCCGTTTTTGCCCTTGAAGTGCCACGCTGCAAGGGCGCGGATACGTTTTTTTCCGCGAGCTCTTCGAGCGCCGGTTCGACATAAAGTTTCTGCACCGCGTCAAACACTCGCCAATTTGCCATATACTCGGCAATGACATCCGGCGTCGCGGCGATCTTGTCGCCGTTTTCGTCGCCCACCCCTTCCCAATCCACAATGCCGTGTTGAGCAAGAGTCACGCAAAACCGAACACGACCTGCGGCGTCCGCCAGCGCATCAGGGATTGGCTCACCGTCAAAGGTTGGCATCATATCGATCATGGTTCGCGCGGCGGACTCCCGTGCGACCAGGATCATCGCCATGGTCACTGGTTTGAACTGTGTTTTCTGGCCCGGCAGAATTTCGAGCCAGAACGGCTCGGCAGAGGACGTTTTGAGCTTAAGCATGGAACCTCAGTAGGAAGGTTTGTCGTTGATCAGGGTGGCGGTGCAGGTCTTTGCCAGCACCGGATGCTTCGCGGCCTGCCAGTCGAAGCTCGCCTGAATGCCACCCGGCCCTGTGACCGGCGTCTTCGGCTTGGGCAGGAAGGCATAGTGGGTCACGATTCGCAGCTTCTTTGCGGATGTGATCGCCCATTCGTGCACGAATTCGACCGGTGTGTTGTTGACCGCGAGATCGATGAAGGTCGTATCCGCGAAGCGCATGTCGTTCTTGCCGGTGACGGCGATGACACCCGGATCGACACCGGCGATGCGGCCGTCAGGCCGGATGACCCGAACGGGATCGAGACCGTTGGCATAGTTGTAAGTGCCACCGGTCAGGTTCGCGAGCGGCACACCATCACGTGAAACCTGTGCGCTGAAATTGGTGAAGCGTTCGATCACAAGCTCTGTCGGCGTACCGGCCGAAGATGTTTTCGCCTTCTTTTCTCCTTGCGCAATCAGGCTGATCGTGGCGTTCAGATTGCCGGATGTTTCAAGCTGGATTGCCAGCTTGTCCGCCGCGACACCGAAATTCATGCCATAGCTCGGCACATCCAGAACGCCGACCTCGACCGCCGCGGACGGCAACGTCAACCCGCCGGAGGTGAAGACGTGATTGTAAGGGCCGGTCGCGCTGCCGCCGGAAAGGGTGGCGCCTGATACCGTGGCATTCGAGCCGACATCCGCCGCCAATGTCACGCTGTTTCCGCCAACGCCGATCGTGTCGGACACGATATCGATGGTCTTGCCATCAACATTGAGCGAATAGGACTGGGATTTGAGCGCCGCCGTGGTGCTGGCATTGAGCGCAATGACCGCATTTGCCAGCGTCTCCGCCAGCGTGGCACCGATCAGGCATTCGTCCGCGCCCGGGGTGGCGGACTTGAAGGTAAGGTCAGCACCGCCGATTGTGATAGCCATGGCAGTGGCCGGCTGATCGGAGAATTCGATGCTTCCGATTGCGGCCGTCCCTTGGGTCGAGGTCGGCGCACCGAACAGCAGTTTCAGCCAGAAGCCGAAATAGCGCAGGTCCAGCGGGACGACGAGATCGCCATTGTTGGTGATGACGTCCAGCGATGGCGGCAGCGGTTCGCGGCCCTGACCGAGAAGATTGCTCGCGACCAGCGGTTGCTCGTCGCCCAGCCCTTCCGAAACGAACGGCATCTGCACATAGCCTGCGCCAGGCGGTGTGCCGTAAGTGCTTTCGAAGGCGAATGCCAATTTGGTATTCGCGCCGGTGCCACGCCCCATAGCGTCACTCCTATTGTGAGAGGTTCAGGAAAGTGCGGAGAGATTCCGCGTGAAAATCGGTTCGACCTGCCCCACCCAATGCCTGGCGGCGGCATCGACATCGAAGCGCTTCGGCAACTTCGCGGTGGGCGTCAGAATGAACATCGCCACCCGGACAGCGCGTTTGAACGCCTTGCCGGTGCGGTAATAGCGGCCCAGTTGCTTGGGCGTGGCGCGCCGGAAGGTCGGCATCGGCTGGCCGAGAATCGTTGGCGCGAAACCGCCAACCGCATCGATATAGGCGATCAGCCGTCCGTTTTTCGCGGTCAGGAATTTGAGGTCCTGATTGAAATAGGTCTCAACTTCGGCCGGCGTCATACGATGGGTGCCGCCGCGGACACCCGGTCCTGCCGTGGCACGCGGCACGTTTTCGGTCGGGATCGCCAGATAGCGCTGCCCGTTCACAGGCCGGATGGCCACGCCGCGATCGAACGCGTCAATGATTTCGGGCGCCTTCGAAAACACGAAGGCGGCCGGCGCGATGCTTTCGCCGGAGACGGGATAACGCCGCCCCCGCCAGGTATTGGCGAGCTTGGTACCCATGCCAGCCTTAAGCACCTGGTCCCGCAGCTCGCCCTTCAGGCCGACCGTCACCACGTCCATGGTCCGGGTGGAGGCTTTGGCGATGTCGCCTTCCACGGACTTCGTGACGCCAGCCCATTTTGCGGTGCTGACTTTGAACCCCGTTGCCACGGTTCAGCCCGCCGCACTGACGGTGGTGTAGGACAGCTGCACCGCCACAGTGATGGAGCGTTCGGTTTCTGCGTCATCGATCGGATAATCGTGGATCTCGGGCGCCGACATGAGCCGGGCATCGTCGACAGCGCCGCCCAATCTGCGATCCGCCGCAAGCTCCGGTTCGAGCCGAGCGAGAAGGCCTTCCGTCACGGCCACGCGGTCCGGCCCACTCGCCGCAATCTCGATCGCCACCTGATGTTCCCAGCAGAACGCAAGGGGTGAAAGGATGTATTCGGCCTCGCCCGGGTCGCCATCGCTCATCACCACGATCCCTTCGCGGCTGGCCTCCACCGGCGATTCCGGATTGCGAATGAAAATATCCTCGCCCACCGCGCGCCGGATCAGGGCTTCCAGAGCCTTCAGCGCCGCCACCCGCGATTGCACGGACGTCATGACGCGGCGACCTCAATTCGCCAGGTCAACCGCATCGGATCGTTGGCGGAAAAATTCAGCACACGGAATTCCGCGCCGCCGACGGGGATTTCGATCATGTCATCCTTCGACGGCTGTGCCACATCGGCGGATTTGACGATCAGCCACCGCTTGCGGTCCCGCACCCGCGCGGTGGCGAGTTGCTGCTCAATATCGGGATTGGCGAAAGCCGCCCGGCACGGCACCGGCGCGCCCATCAGCGGCCGGTAAACCACATCGATCCCAAGGTTTGGATCGGACAGCAAGACGTCGAGCAGCGCGGAAAACGACATTCAGGCTTTCGCGGCCAGCGCGCGGGCGGCCGCGACACCGGCCGCGGTAAGATTGGGCTGCATCTGATTACCGTGGACGTAACCCTTCTTGCGCAGGGCCTCGATCGCGGCGGCGAGATCGTCCGCCAGCACATTATCCGGATAGGGTTTCAACACATGCGCGACACGCGGCAGCGCCGCCGTCAGGATCTCCGCCTGCAGGCCACGCAGCGCCAATTGCGGAGCTCGTTCCGCCTTCGTCATGATGATGTCTCCAATCGAAATTCTGGCGGCGGCCACGTCATGCCATCGCGGCCGCCGCCGCCCCTACGTCCCTCAGGCGGCTCCGCGCTTGCCGCGCAACAGCACTTCAGGCCGCGTGCAGATCATCAGCGGATAGGAGTAGAGCTCGATGTCCACGTACTGCTGGCGCACGGTCGGGTCCGGCACAATCTTGGGCAACAGCGGAATGCCCGGCGTGTTGACAACGTCGAAGAACTCACCCGGCGACCAGGCATTGATGAAGATGCCGGGGGCACTGGCCGGGAAGAACTTCGCCTCATCCGGATCGATCGCAATGGTCGAATTGTCGTCGGTGCCGCGATAATTGATCCAGGTGACACCGCCCCAGCGGAATTTGCCGAATGCATTGCTTTCGCTGCTGGGCTGATTGGCCAGCCAATTGCCATAGGCGCGCGCCACATCACCATGGCTGGTCAGATCGTCATAAAAATCATCGCCGCACAGTGCGACGACTTCGCTTTGCGGCGTGAAGGCGCCCTTCGCGGCGCGCTGCATCGGCCGGACGATCTTTTGCGCGATGAACTTCTTCAGCTTGGTCGCGCCGTTCACATCGCTCGATGCGGCATTCGCGCCAGTCAGGTCAAACGCGATTTCTGCGGGCTGCGTGATCCCGAATTCGTCGTACCAGTTGGTGATAACCGATCCATCCGCGTCGAGCACGATGCCCTGCACCGCACCGAGCCGCATATGCTCCCAGGTCAGTTCGATATCGGACTGCAAACCGACCGGGCCCGCCATCCGGCGCATGAGCTCTTTCTGCATCATCATCAATTCGGTCTCCGACCCGAACGCCCGCACCCCCTGAATTTCGGAGGCGTTCATATGGTCGGCCTTGGCGATCCGCACGGTATCGAAGGAACGCATGGAGCGCTTCTCCGTCGTGCGCTGCGGCAGCGGCGCGCCACGCGGCGTTGTCTGTACCAGCGAGAGGACGCCATT